CCTGACAAAGAGCTCCTTCTATTATTTCATTACGGGTTCTTTAACGAAAGGCTATCACCACACGCACGGACTATAATTTGTGTGTATTAACCGCAAAGCTTCCTTTGGTTAAAGAACTTAGTTTCAGCCTACCACAGAGTGATAGTCTGATGAGGTATCAGAATCCCAATCGAATGAGTTCTGATTATACAAGCTTGTCAAAATACGAGGTATGTCGCCGGTATACTCGCCAAATTGCGCTCCAACCTTCTTGTCAATGAAGGTGAGGTAGCGGTCATTATAGGTTGTCTTTATAATGTCCAAATCACGACAAGCTAGGAAATCGTTGACTTTCCCTAACATTTCATCATGATATTCTCTACCGTGAGCGAATGCGAATCTTAACATTGTATCAAAATTGTCTCTCATCTTTTCTTCTGGGGTAGCGAGGCTGTTATCTCGAACCCAATTGGCCATTTCCTCGATCGAGACTTTATCGAGTTGACCTACGTAAATTCCATTGAGTTTTGCAATGTTCATCTTCAAAAACGTCAAATCAGTTACAGGTTTCCATTCTAAAACACCAGTTTTTGCGGCGTCTGTTATATGAAAACCCGTAGAATTAATATGTTTGGCGATCCGCTCAGGATAAAACCAATGTTTGATTTCTTCCTTCACAGCGTGGATGTTATCATCACCATAGAACTTTGAACAAACAAAGTCCTCCATATTATGTAATCCATAATCTGAGATGTTGTTCTTCGGATTTGCACGGCATTCCTCATACCAAGACATTAGAAAAGCGAAAGCGAAAAGTTGGGCATTCACTTCGCAATTCAATGGCGAGGTAAGGATATTACCAGAAGTTTGTCCTTGATTTTTATAGTGGACTCGGTTTCCACTTAGGATGTAGGAGTAAAACATTCTAACTGTAAGAAGATGTCTTACACGAGCATTGTCGGGCCCATCGTCATACCATCTGTTGATAGCATTAACAATGGGTATCGCTTGTTGATAGAAAACAGCTCCATCATAAGCTTTATAATCCCCATCAAAACCATTAACTGTTGAATATCTCAACAAATCTTTCACCATATGATGCCAATCCAGACCAGTCGGATCAATACCTATTTGGGCAGTACTATCACCGTGCGTTTCCGCCATAGCAACAGACCAATCCTTAAAGTATTTTGAAGCGACAATGGTCCACTCAACCGGAAAAACCACAAAATTGCGAGTATTCCCAGTTTCAATCTTGGAAAGGGTCCTAAGTTCAGATTTCAAACAATTAACAGTAATGGCATGAGGAAGATTACCTTTCAATAACTCCTGTTCGAGATCATCCACAGCCTTCTGTAACTCCGGTTTCATTGTATAATGAAAACCATACGATGTTGGTTGAGCGTAAAATAATCCTAATTTACCTGGTTCGTTCTGTGTAGTCTTCCATCCAAAACCAGGACTTGATTTCATATTCAATCCACGAAAGAACGATACGAATGAATCGTCTTCACGTCGAATTCCATTGATGACTTCATCATATTCCCTGATACAGGGTTTCACTGACGTTTTAAATTGTTTAAAACGCATATAATGAAATTCTTCAAATTTGGGTATCAATTCCCAAGGATATTCGGTGTATGGGACAGAATATTTCATCAAGCCTGATTCTAGAATGTTCATCTCACCTCGATATTCTTCGAGGATTCGCTTGTCATTCTTTGATAGGACAGAATTACCTTTACGCACATCATACAGTAATCCATAAGCAGGGGATGGTGTTTTCGCATGATTCTTAGGTTGAAATCTCGCTAACTCCGGAGAAATATAACCAACAAATGGCATATTAGCTCCAATTGATTCGCCGTCGCCTTCCCGGATGAAAGAGGGAACAGGTGGTGCGATACCAACTGGAATGCTTAGGCGATCAGCCAATTTATTAACGAGAATCTCAATCTCGTCGCGTGATATTAATCGCAACATAGATCGCCTATCTCCTTCTCGGAAACCAATATGGAAACCGAGAACACCGGGGTGTGCTCCTTCCGTTGCGACGTATAATGCGCCACAGCGACCAGAAGCTGGCGATCCCTTAAAACTCATGCTCTGCTTATCAATGAACATACCTGTATCTGAAAAATTTTCAGCATACTCATCAACGCGAGCGTCAACATGACAATTACGTTGCCAACCATCAGTTTTTGAAAAGGCAAAACATTCAAGTTGTTTAACGTAATTGATAGACTCCAGTTGCTTCAACGTTAGAAATTGTCGAAGAACACTTGAGGAGCACATATCACCTGCAACCCAATAAACACACACATCAGAATCTTTGATGCGCAAACAATGACGAGGATGGTACCAAATGGTACGCCTTGCACTGCCGTTATATGGGTATAGTTCGAAAACGTCACCCGGAGATAACAATTCGAAAAAGTGATATGGAACCAAAATGAACTGGGCCATTACATGCGTAGCATGCATTGTGAGCGAATGCTGAGGGGTGGTAAGACTAATAACATATGTATGTTTCTTAATAATATTCAGAGCCTCTTCAGAATTCTGGCTCTCCAATTCGATGCGTTTGCTAATCGGAATCGATATAGCTTGCGGTGTTTCTGCAAGTTTATACGGATTTTCAATCATACTAGGCTTCTCTAGTAAGCCTTGCTGCGAACTCTTTATAATTACATTCTTTGTAATTCTATCTCCTCTTTCGAGGATTAAGCGTTCGCCATCACATTTCTTGATCTTATAGCAATATTCATCTGAATCGTTGAGCTTCGAAACTTCATCGGTGACTAACAATTGTCGCCACTCAGCTTTAGAAGCTTGTTTCGGTTTGTTTTTAAAATGATTAGCGTTTTTACTTCTCCAATCTTCGATTTCTACGTCTAATTCTCTTGTAATCGCTTCTGGTTTCCCAAAAGCTTTCCACATCTTATATGCCAAGGCAAGCCCTCCAGCAATTCCACCTAATTTAAGTAGGAATCGGAAAGTGGGCTGGGCAATATCTAAAATATTGCTCACATAAGACTTAATAGAATCAAGCGTAGTCGTCATAATATCGGATAAAACCTCCGTTGTTGTATTAAAGGTTTGATAAATAAAACGCTCAGCATCCGTAAACGCACCAAGACAAGTGCATGCAACGTCCTTACAATATACTTTGAAATTATCAAAGTAATAATGCTCTTTTGCTTCAAAAACTATCTCTTTCAATAGTTCTTCTTTAGGCGGAGTGGGCGGAGAATTGTTAGACATATGCTCTTGCAACTTCTTAACAATGATGGTTTGATGTTCAAATTTTGAAGATAGTGATGTTCGATATCTTCTTTCAAACTCAGCATAATCCATCCAATCAGAGATAAATTCATTATCCTTCAGGGGGTTCATAAGCCGAAATTTGAGATGACGGAAATTTGTAGCATCAAGCGGATCATCATCAAGAGGTTTTCGAGCAACTCCGTTTGTCTTCACTAAGACCAAAAGGTCTCGACGTCGCCAAATACAATCATGATATGTTACATCAGGCAACCGAGGATAAGGATTGTTGGTACTAGCCAAAATGACACGAGATGTAAATTTGTGTCCTTTTTGCTCAAGCTTGGCCATCGGCACGACATAATCGGCATTACTGACCATAGCATTGAACTTGGCAGCACCAGAGCAAGCTGTACTCTCGGCTGTTGTGAACAAATCATCCAAACATACAATAAACTGTCCAGTATAATTGTCATAATGAGGGAGTGCAAGATTTAAAGTGCACACTAGATTAAGGGTTTCATGAGATGTCATGTAATCCTTAACCTCATCGACAACAACGCCTTGTAGGTATGATTGTAATGTGGATTTGCCAATATTCGAATCGCCTGTAAAGACACAGACATGTGGCTCAGGTCTGGCCGTTACGCTACCCAGAGCGCCGTGATGTTGTACGGCAGAGCAAAGAAGCTCATATTGGGCAGCCGCGGAATGAAATTGGACAAATGATTGATTATTCGGGTTTCGCCGGGTTAAATTGGCGAAGTGTTTAACTAATCTGAAATATCTATCTTTCTGTTCAAGAATAAGTTCACGATGGTTGATATTAGAAATTTGATGATGGAAAGCTTCATCTGTATAGTGTTTAACCACACAGAGAAAAATTTCTAAATCTTCCTGTAATTGGGCATCTTCTATTTGGCTGGGGAACAACCAATCCAAAATCGCCTTACCAAAACCAGAGACTAACTCGATGAATTTAATCACCGCTGTAACTTCTCTAGCCATTTTGGCAGCAGACGAAATCAGATTTTTAATAGAAGGACCAAAATCCTTCGCGAAACTTGTCAAGAAAGAAATATCTATTTCACGATTAATCCCAGAAACCCCTCCCATTTTAATTGGCTCGGAGGGTATCCCAAGACTAACCACTACATTAGATATGCAAATACAGACAAGACTAATGAAACCATCAGGCAAGCCTATATATTGCAATATTTCATGAATAGTATGAGAAACAAAAATCGGTATAGGCATATATGAAAGATACTCCACGCAACGAATTAACATTGCGTAAAATTTCGCTGCTTCATCTGCGTCAGAAGCCGCATTAAAAACAGCTGGAACAGCATCATTCAATATATCATGAGCTAAACGTCCGATGTTAGTGGACATAGCAGATACTGCAGTATGGCCTGGATTAGGGGTCAACGGATTTTGGTATGAAATACCATTATCATGTTGACGACTATAGCCATATGCAATATCTTTCGGGACATTAGGAACATCACCGAAATTGGCCTGAATGATATCACACGCTGATTTTAACGTGTTTGTGATTGAAGCCAAATTATCAGCTGTAGTTCCGACATTTCGAAAGGCTTGGAACATTTCTCTCTCGATGCCATGGGTGAATAGATATTTCAAATCATCCAAGGCTCGATCGTCAATCGGATCGTAGCGATCGTTCCTAAAAGTACGAGGGAGATAGATCTGCGAATTCGTGAATATATAGTAACATATATCATGAGCGCCAGTAAACCGATACTGAAAATGTTCAAGAGATTTAACGAGTTTATGAGACTCGCGATCGCCAGAATTATCTTCAATAGTACCTCCGCATACATAATGATAGCTAAGTGTCGACGCAGCACTGTTGAATGCGGCCAAACACGGGCTAAAAATGGAAGCGAGTGTACGATCAAAGAGACTGAAACATTCATTACGCGGCCAAATTTCGCTATTAAATTGCTCAATGGAACAGCGTTCGTGATGCAAAGAAGCTTCGCCTGGAAACTCCCAAGGATGATGTTCACGATATCTGTCACAGTGAGAATGTATCGCATTAAAATTGGTAGATGGTAAATATGCAGAGAAATGAACTTCATGGATATCATAATCATCACAATTACAATAATAATGAAGTGATCGGGAATCGAGGAGACCAAATTGTACATGATTACATTGAATTGTAAAATCCGAGCAGTCATGTCCAAAAAGGCGCACAGCGTGAGATGAAACTGCGCGGGCCGCCCGAACACCCGATCGGGTGCGAGGCCAATCAAAACTATAATCGTCATAAGAGAGGGCAAGGTCGTCATCAGATGAGGCAAAGTTCGGTACGCAAGTGTTGGTTTCAGAAGTAGACATTGTAGCATGATCTATTCTTAAACACATAAGGACAAAACAAAACAAAACAAAATAACAAAAATTAGTCAATTATGACCATCTCGGCAAACTTTCAAATCAGAGAGGATACCTGCGATGAGGAGCAGGTCCATTCACGAATATGAATGCGCGATTGCAGGTGAACTACTCCTACAACCGTAAATAGAAAGAGGTTTCTGCTTAACCATTGAATCTAGCTTTGCGTATTACTAGAATATTAGCGGCGAAACCATAGCGTAATGGGTTAGCAAGCACTAGACCGTTTTCTCGGGTGGCGTGACCTTAAGGAATGATACCACATTATCGATACGACGTTAAAGACACTCTCGCAGTCCACTAAACTACTTTTCTTTCTATGACGGTGGCGGTGTGGGGATGGCCGTCCGTTGCAAGCTAACGGGCGGAGCGATAACAAAATGAGGTTCAGCATCATCTCCTAAAGCTCGGAGAACAGTGAGAGACGTGCTGGGGAGGGATCCTGTTCCATCGGTAAGAAAACTCAATACAAGATAACCAAGATTATCTGCATTGGGAGCTTCAGTGGCATTAATGAAGCCTCTAGACAAAACAATCCGTTGATACGGCACTTTATATGGTACTCCAACTTGAATGGAAGGTTGGAACGCTAAGTTAAACGGCTGGGTGTAAGGCCAAGTACCATAATTAAAAGCTGTATAAGGAACAACGGGTCGATCTAGGGGATCTATATCACTACCAACGTGATGTGAAAGAAAACCTGTAATCTGAACATTTTTAGAAGTATTAAAAATAAGTTTATAATTAATACTTCCACGAAAGAAACAAAACTGAGATAAATAGTGGGATGTTACATCTAAATCGGATATAATACCAACTCGCCCAGAACCAGAAGTACTGGATCCACGGATGGGTCGGCAGGGAATAGCTAAATTAGAACTAATAGATTTCTGAAAATGTATAAGAGAATAGGAAGAAAGAAGGGTCTTCATATGGACTTCAGCTGATTTAGCAATATCTGGAGTGTAATCGGACATTTTATAAGTTAAAGATTCACCAAATTCCGCAAAGGCATCAGGTTTCTCCTCAGAAGCTCCAATCAAAGTAGACTGGATTTGAGGGCGATCTGAGCGATCCATTTCCCGGGTGATGGGTGGGATTGGAAACGGTTCATCTGGTTGATCAATAAAATTAAACATACGACCACGCAACTTATAATCACTCTCAGCTTTAACATAAAAATTAATCTGTATAGAATCTGCAACGGGACCAGCAGCAACCAATCGATTAAGAACCATCACGAAAATGGCTCCATTACAATTGCGAGCTGTAGTTGGGAAAGGATTTATATCAGGTGTATAATCTATATAATGTTGGGATTGGTTAGTTGGATCTGTAGAAGTAAATTTAAACGGAGTCGTTGCATTATAGGGCACACACATGGTGTGTTCCTTGCTCTCTTGTAGGTCTACAACAGTGCCAGGAAAGGCTTGAGCAGTTTCCAAAGTCAAAGCAAGAGGCTCAACTTCGGAAATGTTCGGAACCCATCCTATATACAAACGACCAGAATGAAAATTAGTTTTAACAAATTCGAAACGGAATGTTATAGCGCCAGACCAGTACATGAAAGGAGCAGTATTGTATGCTAAGAATGTTGGAGCACACGCCACTAAACCTTCACTAACTGGAGCAGTCGGAGTTAACATTGGAGTAACCGGTAAACCTGTTGTTATAAAGGAGCCGGCTGCTTGAGCGGTAGTCCACGTACGCTGCTGGAACATCGAATAACGTTGACACAAAGACAATATGTCCATGTCGTCATTCTTTGAAACCTGCTGCGGACGTGTTGTAACATCCACCTGTTGGTTAATAATATCAAGTTGTTCAACTTGAGATTTACCAACTCCAGCATTTATCGGATCTACGGTCAACGGAACAGTACGACGAATATCATCAGATTGGATAGGCATATCTAAACCGAGAGATTGCAACGCATTTCCGGCTCTGTGCATGACAGAGCCGAAATTGCCTTGCTCAATATCGGCAATAGTAGCTTTTCCTTCCTCAAATACCCGCTGAACCATATCCATTTCTCGACGAATCGATAAATCGGTCCACTGCTTTGTTGTTAAACGGTGGGATGGATCATCAAGCATGTTATCCAATCTATATCCTGGAATCTGGGGAGTATGTCGAAGACCAACAAGACGAAGTTCATCATCTTGAGCAGTAACAAAGAACGAAACATCGGCGGATGTTGTTGCGCCAGTTTCTAACTTTGTTTGCAATGGGTTCAACACACAAATACGAACGCTACCAAGGGTATCGAAAGTATTTCCAGTATTCGTGGTCAACATAGATTGGATAGATTCAAAAGCAATGTCTAACTCGGCAACGGTGGAAGTTGCTGCATCTAGCTTAACATGAGGATAATTTTGAAGAACATAAATATCATTAGAAAAGAAAGGATCTAATTTTATGTCCATAGGAATCCATGCCATAATTAAACGGCCTTGCTGCATCTTCTGTGAATTGAGTCGGGCTGTGATTTTGAAGCCGGTTCTAAATAAATAGTATAATTCAAGTAGACCGGTTATGGGTTGATCAGGGAGTGAGACTAATACGTCCGGAAAAGAAAACGTATAGATAGTAGCTCCAGTCAGGTCAGTAGATAACCATTCTAGAGTTTTTATCGGAACGGGTTTGGAAAATGGAACGGATAAAGTATTCTTTCTTTCAGATATTGCTGTTTTCATTTCAATAGCATTGGTAAGATAATTACCGGTCCGGTTGGAAGGCTCCGCGATCAGTTGTCGCTGATCTTGGAAAGTAGTCGTTGATACGGTAGTCTTAGAAAGGTCTGCAACTGTATCGGGTGCAGTCCTAGCTGGGTTAACTGATGTATTAGTTTCTGCTGTAAGTAAAATTAATCCTAAAAAGGCTACAAACCTATAATAGGATGCCAGATTGGTTCAAGATTGGCGATCTTGGATTAAGAATAAGATATTACATGGTTGTCTCTATGTAATAAATAGTACGAACGAAATAGGTGTACCATAACCTAGTTTTGTAAAACAATGGGCTTTGGTTCCCGTCAGAAAAATTGGATACACACATTGGCAAGACATATCTTCATCTGCGAATGTTGTCGAATTATCTGGGGGGGGGACCTTAGCCCATTGTTTTACAAAACTAGGTTATGGTACACCTATTTCGTTCG